CAGTAGCTTTAGTAGGTGGACATGAAGAACATTCTGCATCTGACAATGCACCAGCAGCTACTAGTTCAGGATATGGTGCTTATTTTAACCATTTTAAACAAAGTAATAACAGAGGTGTAGCTTTAGCACAGAGAAGTATAGCTTACAGTTTTACAGCTACTTCTGGAAAATATTACACGTTTAAAGCGTATGTTTTTATGCATGATATTTTTACATACGGAAGTACAGGAGCAGGTGGTTCAGCAGAAGCTGATATACAAATAATCGCATTATTTAAATAATTATGGAAATATTAATAATCTATAACTCTGACGGTAAAATTCTTGGTGGTACAACTGTAGATGAAAATACTAAAGCAGGAGTACAACAACAAATTATAACTGAAGGAAATTTTTCTTTGGTACACGACAGAATGCCACAAGCTGGGCAAAAAGTAATAGATGGTGCAGTAGTGCAGGAAGCTATAGAAGTACCGACAGTACCAACGTTAGAAAGACTTAGAGAAGTACGAACTAGACTATTAGAAGAATCTGATTGGACACAGGTTGCAGATAGTCCGTTATCTAATAGTAAAAAAACAGAATGGGCTACTTATAGAACACAATTAAGAAACCTACCAAGTAGCTACGATAATGATGATGATATTACTGATGTTACTTGGCCTACGAAACCATCATGATTTTATACACCGAAGAACAATTAGAAATAGCATATGCTGAATATCAAAAGTTACACATGAGAAACAATGTACCGTTTCTTAAAAAAGAAGATTTTAGAATATTATTTGAATTTATTTTGGAAACTTTTGCATTAGATTATGTATGATATGGCTATGTTTGAGATTACGTTAAGCGATTTTTATGTTGAATTTATAGGGTTTGTATTAACACTGTTAGTTGGTTTAGCTTTAAAAGATTGGGCAGTAGGCTTTGTAAAAGGTGCTACGTTCCGTTTGATGTCATCATTTAAAGAAGGTGATAAAGTAATTTTAGATGGAAATACAGCTCTTATTATTAAAATAGGGTTTTCACAAACAGTATTTGGTGTGTACAACGATGACGGTTATACGTGGCGTTATATATCAAATCAAAAAATTGATACACTAAAGTTAGAAAAGATTGTAGACTCTGAGCTACATGCTGATACAGCTGAGGAGAAAGCACAAAAACTAAGGTCTTTTTTGAAAGACGATGATAATGAGGTAAAATAAGGTATGGATATTATATTAGGTATATTAGCAATTAGTGCCGCAATCTTTGTAGCTAACGAGTTTATAAGAGTGAGGCACCCAAAATTGCACGATAAAATAATCCTTAAACTAAAGGATTATTGGCAAAGTTTAAAAAATTATTTTTAAGGAGGGCACAATATGGCCACTAGAAAAATGAAAGAAATGGGCCAGGGTATGGCAGGCACAACTCCAGTTAATGAACGTAGATTAGTACCTCAAGGAACTGCAAATAGTGCTAATGACCCTGTTGAGCCTGTTAAATTAAATGATTTATCTCAGTTCCCCGATGTTCAAGGTATGACTCGTGGCTCAGCTACTGATATTTTAAAAACTATACAAAAAGCAAATAAAACTAAGTAACAATGCCCAGAACTAGAAAGAAAACCTCTATGAGGGTTAAGAAACAAAAACTGACTAAACGTCAAGAAGGAGCTATGAAACGTCACTCTAAACACCATACTAGTAAACATATGAAGTATATGAAACGTCGTATGCTTATGGGTGATACATTTAGACAAGCGCACAAGAAGGCGCAAAAACAGGTAGGTGCATAATGGCAGGGAAAAGAAAAACAACTAAAAAGAAAAAAGGAGCTACTCCTACTAACAAAGCTTTATATTCTAGAGTAAAAGCAGAAGCTAAACGTAAATTTAAAGTGTATCCTTCAGCTTATGCTAATGCTTGGTTAGTTAGAACTTATAAAAAACGCGGCGGCGGATACAGAAGCTAATGGCTAATACTAAACCAAAAGGTGGACTTACTGCTTGGTTTGGTAAAGGCAAAAAAGGTGATTGGGTGGACATTGGTGCACCTAAGAAAAAGGGTAAATACCAAGCTTGCGGACGTAAGTCTGCAAAAAAAAGTAAACGAAAGTACCCGAAATGTGTACCACGGTCTAAGGCCCGTAGTATGACAGCTGCTCAAAGACGTAGTGCGGTAACACGTAAACGTAGAGCAGGTAATCCGGGTGGTAAACCCACAAATGTAAAAACTATAGTAAAAAGGAAAAGACGTGGCACAAAGAAAAAGAAGTAAAATGCCTGTTAGAAACAAGAAGAACTTCCGTTCTACGAAGTCTGGTGCAGGTATGACTCGTGCAGGTGTAAAAGCCTACAGACGTATGAATCCCGGTTCTAAGTTAAAGACTGCTGTTACTGGTAAAGTAAAAAAAGGTAGTAAAGCTGCAAAAAGACGTAAATCATTCTGTGCACGTTCTGCAGGACAAATGAAGAAGTTTCCAAAAGCTGCGAAGAATCCTAACTCTAGGTTAAGACAAGCACGTAGACGTTGGAAATGTTAATGTATTACAAATACATGGATCCGGATCGTGTATTTGTGTAAAATAAAGATATGATAAATAAACCCTTAAATCATAAAGAACCGCACACCTACAAAGACTTGTGCACTAAGAAATATTCTACAGTTCCGAATCACGACGGTTCTGTACCCGGTGAAAAACAATCTATATTTGTTGACACCAAATCACATCGTAAATTTAAAAACACTAAAGCGGAGTATTAATATGGCTGGATATGGCGCATATGGTAAAAGAAAAAACGTTACTAAAGGTAAAAAGAAAAAGAAAAAAAAGTTAAACAGTACGCCTAAGCGTATGAGAATGAAAGGCTACTAAGCTTTTTTTCCGTTTTTATCTCTTTTAAAAGACCTATTCTGACTAGAATGTTGAACTACTAAGTTTGATGAATGGCTATTCATTGGATTACCATCTTTATGATGTATATCAAACCCACTACCTTTTGTAACACGTCCCTCTCGCAATGCTTTTCTACGTACATTATTACGTGCAGCACGCCTTTTCTTTTGCTCTGGGCTGCCTTGATATCTGTCGTATTCTTGTCTGTAATTTCTTCCCATATTAATATTGTGTTGAAGGGTCATCCTTTGCTGGTCTAATTGCAACAGCTTTAGGTACAGGTCGGACGTTACCTCGTATTTGTTTTATTGAATAACCTGCAGCAGCATTACGTAGATTAATAAGTTTTCTTATTAATTCTGGGGCAGTCGACCACCAACTAGCGTTAGCTTCAAAGTCGTATCGTCCACAACCTCTACATCTTTCTTCTCCAAACTGGCGAGTTGTACACCACCCAATACAAGGTGAGTCAGCTAAGCTATTACACTCTCCACGCAAAGCAGGGAGGTTTTTACCACTCATAAGCGTTATTTTACACATAAATTCTCTAATTTGGCTATAAAATCTGTAATACTCATGGCTTCTGTCATGAACTGCGATTTAGTAATATTGTTTACATTATCAAAATCTTGAGTAATAAGAACTAAATTACCAATACCAAGGGCTGCAAACGTTGGCACACCTTCGTTCTTACGATCTTTAAGCCACGCGCATTGTTGGGGTGTTAAATTAAAACAAATAGCTGTTCCGTCTCTTTTAGGTAATTCTTTTTTATATTTGTATTCTACAAAACAAAGGCCGTTATTGCCTGAATAGAAGCAGTCTGGCACACCACCATGATATGCATCATTAATTTTCCATTTGTAGATAGTGGAAGGGAGTTTTTGATGTATTTTATTTATGAAATGACGTTCTTGCATACATTACATTGGATCTTGCAGTAATGTATTGTAGCACATACGACGACAGTAACTGTCGCCGCATGTACATCACTTTTAGGAGTTGGTTGGACCTAAGTTAAGTTTAGTGTATACCTCTTTGGCATACTCGTAATCTTCTTCAGTTACCCAACCTTGGTTTTCTGCATTTAAGTTATAAAACTTTTGTGCAGCCCTGTTTTGTGTTTGTAGAGAACTTAGTTTCCACAAAGCACTAAATCTATCGCCTCCTAGCTGTCCAATTTGAGTGTTCCACTCTCGTGAAACTCTTAGTTTAGAGGAAGCAAAGTCCATAAGAAAAGGAGTTTTAAGTAATTCTCCTGTTTCTGGATCTTTACGAAGTAATAGATGTGATTGAGTTTGAATAATCTCATGATCTTCAGCTTTCAATCCTTCTTTTGCAAGATGGTCGAGGGCTGCTGATTGACTACCATAAGTACCAATCAGTCCACCACCACTCTCACGTTTTCTCCAAAGAACAAAGTCTTCTTTAAAATGTACGTTAATAACGTATAGCTCCGTGCCATAGTTTTCGTTAGTAACACTATTTATAAAGTCTCCTGGCTTAGCACCATCAATGTACGCGTCATGGTTAGGATCCACTTCACTGTTCATTTGTTGGAGTAACTTTACTCTAGGGGTTTGTAAATGCTCAGCAGTGATATTCTCATTACCAAGCCCTGACGCCTCTTTAACGTGCATTGGCACTTTACTAGAGACAAGTGATATAGCTGTTTCGCTCATTGTTCACCTTTCTTTTTTCGTGTTTAAATTACTTACTTCGGAAGTTAACCTTAGTAAGCTCCGTGGAACGTACGCCCGGAACCGAAGGTTCCATAGCAATAAGTTCCCTATAAGCTGTAGCTGACATACGTTTCTGCAACAACTCAAACCGACCTGTGTCAGTTATATGTTGGTGTAGAACGTCCCAGTCTTCTACAGTTGGCACTGTTTCTGTTTTAAGAGAAATAGTACATACATCGTTACCGGTTTGAGTAAGTCCTTGACTTTCCATATCGGCAGCGATTTCTGCTTCCAAAGCATTTTGTACTTGCTTTAGTTCTTTCTCTTGATTAAGAAGAGTTTTAAGCTTTGCACGTGTGTTTGTAAGCATATTCATTTTGTCATCAAGTGTGACTTTTGGTTGAGTTTCCATAACACCTCCTAGTGTATGATTTGGTTTTCTGTTAAATCAATTTGTAAATCATCATATACAATATTGACTCCTTTAGTAAGTTCAACAGCAAATTGTGCTGCTTCTTCTACAATTTCTTTAATATTTGGTTCTATGTCTTGATCTAGATAACTAGAGACAATAAGTTCAGATATTGAATATATTAGAGCTGTAGCTAATACAGTATTGTCTGTATCAGTTAATTGTTTTAATTCTTCTTTAGGAAGTTGTCCTAATTGTAAAACTTTTTTTGATTCTGACATTTTCATATTATACCTTATGTAGTTCAGTAAGCACGTTAAGTAAACTTTCCATACGATTTAGTTTACCATTTAATTTGTTGTATACCTCTGATTCCCATGTATTTCTAGCTGATATAAGTATAGTTTCAGTTTTTTGGGTTTGACCAGAACGATGTATACGTCGATTAAATTGTTGAAAGTGCTCAGCATTGTACGTAGGAGAGCACCAGATAATTGTATTAGCTTTAGTAAGTGTAAGACCATGACCTGCTGACTGTGGGTGTGCAAATAATACTTTGATTTGGCCGGCTTGAAAGCGTTGTACAATTTCAGGCCGTTTTTGTGCAGGTACAGAACCGTCGATTACTTCGTATGTATAACCGCGTTTTTCTGCAAGTTCTACAAGTGCATCGCGTTCATGCTTCCAATTAAATGCTACAAGGGAATGCTTACGTACATCAACTAGGTCCATAACAAGCTCGTATCTATCTTGGTGAAAATACTGAGCAAGACCATTTTCATCATATACACCACCACTAACAAGTTGTAATAGTTTTTTAACTCGTGCACCAGCGTTAACTGCATTAATAGTCCCTTGTTTTGTGTATAGTACTGATTCTTCAGCAAGTGTTTTGTACATTTTAGTTACCTGGGGGGAAAGTGTTGTGTAAACAGTTCGGACTATATTGTCAGGTAAATCAATACAATCTTCTAACGCGTGACGTATAGTAATGTCTTTTAGTTGGTTAGCGATTACTTCTTCGATACCGGGTTTGTCTGTCCACACATTAGCAAAGCCATTAAACTGTGGCGTACAAACTTGATGACGATACGAGTAGAATCGCGAACCTAAATGTTGTCCATCATCTATTAGATGGACTGGATGCCAAAGATCAAGAATGCTATTAGTATTAGGAGTTCCAGACATGCCGACCCTTCGCTCGAA